GAGGACGGGCGGCGCCAGATAGACCGGTTTCAGGATCGGCGAGGTCATCGTCGGGTTGAAATTCCCGTTCATCCATCAACCCCGCTGGTCACGATGACGTTATAGGTTTTGTCCGCGTCGAAACTCGCCGGGGTGAAGCGGATCTCCGCCGCGAAGCAGGGGCCGAAGGTCTTGAGGAATTCGGTCCCGGTAAGATCGAAGCTCCCGTCGAGCGGAACGAAATTCGTGGCGCCGGGGGAGCGGATAGCTACCTCCAGAGTCCCGGCGGAGGGAGTCGCGCTCACCTCCACCTGGACCTGGTGGCGGCAAAATTTATCGGAAGCGCCCAGGAGGACGGTGAAAGCGCCGTCAGCCTGGGTCTTGCCGTCCGTAACGTTGTTGAACACTGTTTCCATCGCTCACCTCCCGCGTTTAGGTTCAGGGGATACAGATTTAAAATCTCTCCCCAGCCACCACGCTGCTGGTTTCGGATCGGGCCGCTTGCGATTAGGCCGTTTTGGTGACCTTCACCAAGACCGCGGGACGCAGACAGAGGGGCAACGGGTTCGCTTCGATGTGCAGATCGATCCATCGACCCATCTTCTCGATCGCCTGCTTGACATAAAGCGGAATCCCGGGGGTGTTGACCGTCTCCAGGAAATTTCCGGGGGCGTTGAGGACCTTGAAGGTGTTCATGGTCCCCACGGGGAAGCAATGTCCCTCGTTGGCGGCGATGAACTTCCGGGTGTTGCCGTCCGCATCGGTTCCTGTACCCCGGTACTCCTCCCAGGTGATCCCACCGAAATTGAATCCCTGGCGGGGATCCACGCCGGAGCCGGCCAGGTTGAGCGCCGCGGAATGGTTGAGCCAAAATTTCTCGACCTCGGCGTGCCCGATCAGGGCGTCGAAAAAGTCCTGGTCGACCAGGGCCCGTACACCGGACTTCACCTCGCCCTTCAGGTTGTCCTCGATGTGGCGGAGGACTTCCCGGCACTTGGCGGCAACGTTGGTCGCCGCAGTGGTCAATGCGAAGTTGACGGTCTTCGCCGAGATGCCGTATTCGGTATAGAGGTTATAGATCGTCGAGGCGTCCGCATCGGCGATGATCCCCTTGAGGGCGCCCATCTTCAGGTATTCGATGGTAAGCGAATACTTGTCTTTCGCGGTCTGGAGATGGTTGTTCATCACCGCGACCAGGGTCTCCAGGCCGACCGGCTGGCCGAAGGCCCGGATGCCGGCGTACTCTTCCGGGCGGATGACGTCGTCGAGCGGGATGTGGGGAACGATAAAAGAGCGGGCGGTCCGCTTGCCGACCTTGTTCTGCTGGCCGGGAGCGCCGACCGGCATGGTTTGAAGGATGTTCAGGACGCCGTTTTTCTCGTCGATGATCGCCGTCCGCGTGGTGATGCCCACGTCGGAGAAGATCCCGAGCTGGTTGATCCGGCCGTAATTGTTCGGCAGGATTTCGATTGCCGCGCTCAGCGAGGCCATGCTGAAGGCGTTGTCCGCCTCGAAGGGATTCAATATCTCATCCATGATCGTTTTCTCCTTTTTTTTCGGGATCGCTCCCGGTTTTATTATTCCGGACGCCGCCATGAAAGGGCGGCCACGCCGAAAACGTTTAGACCTCGGTCGCCTCGATAATCCCCTTGGCGGCCAGTTCAGCCAGCGCCGCGGCTTTCTGGGTGACGGTCGGCGCCGGGGAGGCGGTCGGCCAAACCAGATCGGCGGCCACGATGGTCGCGTCGCGGACGATCGCCACGCCGGAGATTGCCCCGCCGGAGGCGTCATAAGCGGCAATCGTAAAGCCGTAGGCGTTCTGGGTGCCGTCCACCGCGTCGAAATCGATGATCTTGACGCTGCCGGCGCCGGCGGCGACGGTAATCGTGAATATATCTCCCGCGATGAAATCCGGGCTGCCGTCGTTGATGGTAAAATTGATATTATCGTTTTCGTAGGCGGTCCCAACGACCGCGTCGGGCAACGCAAGCCCGTCCGGATCTTTAACGGCGAACGCCGTCGCGGACAGGGCCGTCAGGGTATAGACGCCGACCTTGGTCTTGGCCCCGGCGGTAACCCCCGTACAGGTGCCGCTGCCGGTATTGCCGACGTCCGCCGTGCCGGTCGTGGGGGTCGATTTCGTCACTTTTCCGATTACCGTTCCAAGAGCCAGGTCCTGGCCGGAGGCGACCGTCACGGCCTCGCGGCTGTGCATCATTTCCTGCTCCCATTTGAGGATGTCCTGGATAGTGTTCCCCTGGGTCAGGACAGACATCCCCATCAAGATGGGAACGTCTCCAGCATCCACCCGCCAGCCGAAGAGATGTCCGATAATGGCGACGAAACACAGGATCATCATGATAATGATCGACCCGGGATTCAGGCCTCCGAAAATGGTGTTGCTGAACGTCTTCATACTCTGTTCTCCTTTCATTTTGCCGGTTGAAGGCCGGTCATTGATCTTGATTTCGTTACGGAGCGCGGCGAAGCGTTACACGCCGCGGAGATCCGTTACACGCCGCGGCAATCCGCCGCACCTTATCTCTTGGCTTCGCGGGCGGCCGCCCGTTTCTTCGCATCCGCAAGGAGCAGGTTCGGCGCTTCGGCGCCCACGCCGCCGATCGTCGAGTTGATCTGCGTTCCGGCGGCGGAGGCGGCCTTCGCGGCCAGGACCTGGGTGCGGGCATCCTCGACCTTGGTCTCCGCCTTGATCAGGCCGGCGAACATCTTCTCCATCCCGCCCAGGGCGCAGATCTCGTGGATCGACTGGACATGGGCGAGGGTTTCCTTGCGGGTCTTCGATTCAGCGGCCGAGACCGCCGCGGCGACCGCGGACATGCCGAGCTTTGTAAAGTCGATCTTCGTCAGATCGCCGCCGAGCTGAGCGGCGTCGATGCCGAGCGCCGCGGCGAGAGCCGGGACGACGCCGGCGGGCAGGATGACTGCGCCCTCCATCTTCGGGACGTAGCCGAGCTCGGCCAGGGCCAGGACAATGGTTTCCTTGTTCGGCGCTTCATCAAAAAGCGCCTGTAATTTTGCCTTCATAGATGTTCCTCCTTTGATTGATTTTGCGCCGATAATCCGCTTCCACGCCGCGTCCCAGGAAAGGACCGCATCGGCGAGGCCCGCGGCAACGGCCTCTTTTCCGGTATAAATTGCCGCCTGCTGCGCCCGGACGTCGGCGGGTTTCATCCCCCGGTTTCGGGCGACCGTCTCGATGATCAGATCCCCGACCTGGTCGACCATCTTCTGATACACCGCGCGGGTCTCGTCGGAGAGCGGGGCGTGGGGGTTTCCGTCGATCTTCCGGGCCCCGGAATAGATCTCGGTGTACTTCATGCCGGCCATCTCGTCCGCGGCGGACTCGTCGATATGGACCATCACCGTCCCGACGGAACCGGCAAGCCCCGTCCTGGGCAGAAAAACCTTCTCCGCGGCCGAGGCGATCAAATAACCGGCGGAGAAGGCGCTCTCGTTGATCATCGCGTAGATCGGTTTGACGCCCCGCGACTGGTAGATTTCGTCCACTAGGTCGAAGGTCCCCTCGACACCGCCGCCGGGGGTGGCGCAGTCCAGGACAATCGCCGAAACGGCATTGTCGCCCAGGGCCTGCCGGAAGTTATTCCGGATCTCCTGATAGGTGGTGTCCCCGAACAGGTAGGAAAAAAACCCAATGGACCGGTACGTGAGGACGCCATACACCGGGATCACGGCGATCTCGCTGCGGACCGTGATCACGCTCCCGGCGCGGGCGCTTCCATAGGCCGCCTGGGGGGCGGGGAAGGCTGCGGAGGCGTTCAGGGCGGCGAGGATCATCCGGAGGGTCGCGTCTTCGATCAGGAGCGGCTTCCGGAAAAAGGCGTCGATAAGTTGCGCGGGGTTTTTCATGATGGGGCTCCTTCTTCGTCGGCATTTGAATTGCCGTCATCCGAATTGTCCATGCCGGACGATTCCACTGAATCGCCGTCATCCGAATTGTCCATGCCGGACGATTCCGCGGCGGCGGGCGAGGCGGCGGATCCGGTCCGCGTCGTCTTGCGGGGGTCGGAATCGTAGACGAGCTTGAGTCTATCGGCGCGGGCGTTGTCCTCGGCGTTTTCGCGGTCGATCGTTTCGATATCGTCGCCCCTCTCTGCGACCACCTTGGAACGCGAGGAGAAGCCGCTCCGGACCGAATTCTTGGCAGCGTCGAGATCCTTTACCGGATCGACCCAGGGCCAGCCGTCCGGTCGCCACACGATCCGGCGGTAGGCGCGCCGGTTCGTAAAATAGTCGGGGATCGCGACCGCGCCGGAGAGCACCGCGGCGTCCATCCAGGCATTGGCGACTCGCCGGCAGAACTGGAAGATGATGATCTCCTGCTGGAGCTGCCCCACCCGGCGGCGAAACTCGAGGAGGCCCGCGCGGATCGAGGAGTAGTTCACGCCGGTCAGATCGCCGGTGAGCTGTTCGTAGGTGACGCCCATGCCCTTGGCGATCTCGCGGATCTGCTGTTTGATCCAGACTTCGTAGGTCGTACCGACATCGACCGGCTGGGAGAATGTGACGTCCAGGCCGCGGGGGAGAATCGGAAACGTGCCGGGCTCGAGGGCGACGACATCCCGCCCTGCGGAGTCGTCGGATGCCTTCGAACCGAACCAGGCCGAGGGATCGCCGGCAACGGCCGAGGCCTCGGTGATGAAGCCGCCGAACATAGCCGCGGTTTTTTTTCGCACGAGTTCGGCGTCGCTGTACTGATCGAGTTCGTGGA